GATTAATAATGTAGCCGACAATAATAATGATCCTACAATTGACTCTGATGCAGTAAGACAATCAGGAATACAAAAAGCTAATCAGCTTTTCAATATTGTCATAAAGAAAAAGCAAGAAGATAGAGAGGCTTCATTAGATATATATGAAGATGTAATTAATAAAATAATCACTGGTGATTTAACATCTATGCCTACATTATTAGACATAAAATCATCTAGTATGGATACAAACCATATTTCATCTGCAATACAAATCCTTAATGGAAGAACAGTTAATTTAACAAACAAAGTTAACAAAGCCAATAAAGATACTAATTTATTATTGTTAGATGAAATAGCTACTTCAACTCCATATCAAAAAGAAATTGCCATTGCACAAATCATGCAAAGAATTAAAGAAGGTAAAGTAGGAACGGCAGAAATTATTAGCTTTAGAAAAGTATTCCAAAAACGATATAGTCTTGAAGAAACAGATAGATTAGATACCAACTTTGCACCTTATTTTGCTGAGTTAGAATTAACGTCAAGTTATGCTAACCCTCCAAGTTATTTCTATAACAATGCAGATAAATTAAAAAAACTAAATGTTATTGGTGTGCAAATGCCAGGTCAACCTAAACCTAGAATGACGTATCAAGCATATATAAATAAAGTAAATGCTTATGCTAAAAATTATAATGTTAAGACTGAAAACAGATACGAAGCTGTAGAAATAAAAAATTTGCACACTATAGGTGGAGCAGTTGGTGGACAAGATGTAATTGCCAAACTTGAAAAAACTAAAAGTGTTCCTAAAACTATAAGAATAAATGGTGTAGATCAGCCTATAAATATTTTATCTACTGATAAAAATGTAGCTAATGCAAGCTTAGTTAAAGCCGTTAGGTTTACGACTGACTACAATACTTTGCACCCATCTTTAGTAGAGGTTTTTAGTCAAATAGGAAACATTAACGATAATGAAATGTTTACTAAAGTGACAATGGCTCATGCAATGTTATCAGAAAGTTTTAGAGTTAATCGCAAGGTTGATGGCAAACTTGGCTTAGTATTAGAAGCTTCTAATATAAATGATTATGCTATTAGTAATGCTAGGTCATTTGGTATGGATTTAACTAACAAAATAGCAATACCTAACACTGAATCAAAACAAAGGCTTATATCTAAGTTTGCTCCTAATGGTGAAACTGAATATCAAGTTTTGAGAAAACATTTAAATCATTCGCAAATCAAGATTATATGACTGATTTAATTCTTTCTAACACACAACTTGGTCGTCTATTTACAATGGTTGATCCTAGCATTGAACTTAACTATGAAAAAACGTCTGAGATGAGACAATTAATTAATGATTATCAAAGCCAAAATGGTATGGATAATTTGACAGATGTCATCATGGACGACCCAAGAATGATGACTATGATGAATGATATGTTTTGGGCATACGCATCTAGTGGAGAAGTAACTCCTGATAATAAAGGTATGAATTATGCCATGGGTAAGGTTTTGACAAAATTATTTTCTCAAGTTGGTATTATGGAAAGTAAAGATATTGATGGTAACACAGTGAAACGATGGACATTTAATCCTCCATTAAAGCAATTTGAAAGCACAATGCCTACAACTGAAACAGAAGATGGCGTTTCAGAAGGGTTGCCAATAAAGCTTACAAATGAAGATTTATATAAATACATTAATTATAGCATAAATGGTCAACCTAATATGTGGAATAGAAATGATGGCTTTAAAGAAGGTCATGAAAAAATGGATTATGAAATTGTAGCTAATGAAAACTATGGCAAAACCCCTTCATATTCTATCTATATAAAAAATGGCTATGGTGGAAAACAAGAAGTTTATAATAATTTTAGGTTTGACTGGGAGACATCTCCACAAAATGAAGCATACAAAAATGCCATTAATACAATAGAAGATAATGATTTTAGAAAATGGGTTTATGGTTTACCAGGAATGAAGGCTCAACAAGTTAGAGCTATCTATAATAGATGGAATTCTAATATGAGTCCTGACACTATAATTATGGACTTACAAACTTTATACAATCAGGCACAATCTATACTTCCTTTAGATAAACAAAAGCCAATTAACCTTACACAATATGATGCTGCAAAGAAAAATGCTTTTCTTAAAACTTTAGGATTAGATTTTGGATTATGGTTAGAAAAATGATGAAAGATTATTTAAAGTCTGACTTTACAGAAGATATGAATGAGCCAACTTCTAACAAAAATGTTATGCCTTTTGCAGAAGAATTATTATTTCCAGAAGCACATAGCCCACATATTCCAAGTAGCCAAGAAGTTTGGGGAGCATCATTTAGACAATATGCCCCTTATGAATCTTTTAAAAGAATTATGTTTGATCCCGAATATGAAGAAGAAGAAGGCTATGATTATGCAACTGATCCTCAACTAAAAAATTATAAAGGCAGTGCTTGGAGGTTTTTAAATAGTGGTAGTCGTGCAGAAACATCTCAAAGAATAAAAAATCTAGATATAGATTTAGAAGACCAAAACACTTTAGCTAAAACAGAACAATGGGTTCCACAAGTTGTTGCTTCATTATCTACTCCTACTATTTTGGCTCCCCTTGCACCATTAAAAGTTCTAAGATCGTCTAGATTAGGCAAAAGATTTACTGGTGGTGCATTATTTACAGCATCATTAATAGCACCTGAAGAATTAATGATGGCTAGTGAAATAGAAAATAGAACATTAGGTCAGTCAGCCGTTGTTTTAACAGGAGCTGGTTTAATTGGTGGAGCATTAACAGGTATATTAGGTAAGTATAGTAATCGTATTTATTATGATGGTGGACAAGGTGGTGTTTTGTGGAGTCAAGCCGTAGATCCAGCAACAACTGTTAAATCACAAGCCAAGTCTAAACCTTTTAATCCAGTTAAAGATGTTACTACAAATACATGGAACCCAGTGGGAGCTAACGTAAGTCCTGAAAAACAAAGGCAGTCTATGTGGCAATCTATGGACGGAGATGCTTTAAAAGAAACTGGCGTTGGTTTAGAAAAACTACCTTGGAATCCAGTTACAAGATTAACGCAAAGTCCTAATCCTATAGTTCGTAAAGTTGTAAGCCAAATGGTTGATTTTGGTGGAATGATTCAAAAGAAAGTAGCTAGTAATGAAGCTATGACACAATCACTAGAGGCTACTTTCAGAACTACATATACACCTAGCTTAGTCAATGTAATGAGAATGATGGACGAACAATATCTTGGTTACAGAAACATTTTAGCTAAAGATGGAGATATTGGCAGATCATTACAAATGCTTAAACTTAAAGGTAAAGATTTTCTTAATAAAACTAATGGGTTAACAGAGTATCANTTNAGAGAAAGAGTTTCTAATGCTTTAAGAAATAATGGAGATGAAGTTATAGATGGTGCAACAACATACGTTAATAGTGCAGCTTCTAAGGCTAGAGAACATTTAGACGTAATTAAAAATCAAGCTACAGAAGTAAAGTTATTTGAAAGAGGTTTACAAAAACAAATTAAAAGTCTTGAGATTAAAGTAGGTAAAGCCAAAGGCGAAACAAAAGTTGCTTTGCAAACACAGTTAGTAAATGCTCAAAAAAATTTAGCTAAAATACAAGCTAATGGTGTCAATGTTAATACGGCTGATGGGTTTTTGCCCAGGATATGGCGTGTTGATAAAATCATGGAAAATTCTGATGCCTTTATTGGTATAGTTAAAAATTGGTCAAGAAATCAATATGGTTTAACAGAAGCACAAGCCAATAAATTTGCAAATGAAATGATAGATCAAGTTACAAGAAGTAAACCCTATTATAATTTAGATGAAGGTTTAGATAGTGTTGATTGGATAACACAAGCATCATCTACAAAAGCTAGGACATTTGAGATACCAGACAGATTAGTTGTTGAGTTTTTAGAAAATGACGTTGAATCTATTTTAAGACATCACACAACGACAATGGGTATGGACATTGAACTCACAAGAGCTTTTGGTGACATATCAATGGGAAATGTAGTTAAACAAGTCACAGATGAATATGAATTGCTAATAAAACAAGCCCCTACTACTGCTGAGAGGCAAACATTAGCTAAACAATTACAAGATGATTTACGAGACATAAGAGGTTTAAGAGACAGGTTAAGAGGAACTTATGGAGCATCTAAAGACCCTCATGCTTTATCTAGTCGTGCTATCAGAACATTTAAATCATTTAATATTTTAGTAGGTATGGGAAGTGCTGTAGTTAGCTCTGTCCCTGATGTGGCAAGATCAGTTATGGTTGAAGGTTTTAAACAAGTTAACGATAAAGGCATAAAACATTTTTTTAAAAATGCACGAACAACAATCAAACAGTTATCAAAAAAAGAATTAAATCAAGCTGGCATATCAGCAGACGCTTATTTAGGTTTGCGATCTGCACAGTTTACTGATGTTGGCGATATGTTTGGAAGTCGTTTTGGTTGGGAAAGAAATATGAACCAAAGTGTTGGTGTGTTTTTTATGCTTAATGGTCTTAACTATTGGAACCAATTTATGAAAGAATTTGCTGGGAACGTCAGTATGCTTCGTATGACAGAAAACATTATGCAAGATTGGTCTTCTATATCAATTAGAGATCAGGAAAAGTTTTTAACTAATGGTATAGATCAGCAAATGCACTCACGAATGAGATTGCAAATGAACCAACACGCAAAACAAGAAGATGGCGAATGGCTACCTGAAACTGATTTATGGACTGACGCTACTGCTAGATTAAGTTTTAGAAATGCTCTTAATCAAACAGTTGAAAGAACTATCATAACTCCAGGAGCTGGTGACAGAGCTTTATGGACATCTACAGAACTTGGATCAATGATGACTCAATTTAAAGGTTATGGTCAAGGCTCAATGGTACGTTTACTAACTGCTGGTATGCAAGAGAAAGATGCTGCTTTTTGGCAAGGTGCATTATTACTTGTAGGATTAGCTGCAATAGTAAATGAAATTAAAAATGTGCAGTATGGTATTGATGACAGTAAAGATACTTACAATGATAAACTAATAAATGCAGTAGATCGAAGTGGTATGCTTGGTTGGTTTACAGATGTTAATAATAGTTTAGAAAAAATATCAGATTACAAATTAGGTATGCGACCAATGTTTGGCAGTGCAACAGAAAAGCCAATACCTAGTGGAGCTAAGTTTGGAGCTATTTTTGGTCCTACTGCAAGCAATTTATCTACTGGTGGAGCCATTGCAAGTGATATTATTAGAATGGAAGCAGATCATAACACTGCAAAGTCTGCACGTTTTATAACTCCTGGGGGAAACTTGTTTTGGGCAGACCCTATAATGGACGGAGTTTTTAATAGTGATGTGAATTAACAAGAAGGTGCAATATGAGTAAAGGTATATTATGGCTACTATTTCTATTGCAGATAACGATGCACGAATACAACACAGTATAGGTAGTGGAGGCAATACAGCAGACTCCACACAGTTTACTATTGACTTTCCTTTTTTCTCTTTTGATGACATCAATGTAACAATTACTAATAGTTCTGGAGTTGACACAGATTTACCTAGAGGAACAGGTTCAAATACATTTGCTGTAACAGGTACTGCTGTAGATGATGGCTTTTCAGGTGGTAACATAACATTAGGATCTGTTTATACTAGCTCCACAGTTACTATATTTAGAGATATATCTGTAGCAAGAACAAGTGATTTTGCTACATCAGGACCTTTTAATATATCTTCGCTTAATACTGAGCTTGATAAAATTTATTCTATTTTGCAACAGATCGAAACCAGTAATGATCGATCACTTAAAATGCCAGAGTCAGATTCTTTAGCAACTATTACATTACCAGGTCAAACATCTAGACTTGGAACTGTCCTTGGCTTTAATGAATCTACTGGTGCAGCAGAAGTTGGACCCACTATTGCAAATGTAAATAGTTTATCAGCTATAACTGCAAATATTAATACTGTTGCAGGTAATCAAACTAATATGAATACTGTAGCTGGAATATCATCAAATGTTAGTACAGTTGCAGGTATATCAAGCAGTGTGTCTACTGTTTCAGGTAACACAACCAACATAAATTCAGCAGTATCAAATGCTACTAATATAAATACAGTTGCAGGGTCAATTAGTAACGTAAATAATGTTGGTAACAATATA